ATGTCCTCGATCTCTTTCGACGTGATCATGTTGCACTGGCAGACGAGCATTGGCGCCCAAAGGTCCGGTGGAGCTATCGGGCGCATAAAGCGACCACATTAGCTGATTGTCAATGTCAGATATTGTCGCAAGTGGACATGCGCACAAGTGTGATCTCCTCACAACGGTGTGCAAGCGCTGAACCGGTCTTCCGTTGGGAACGTATATCGTGACTGTCCGGAGTTATCGTTGCCTTGAATCTATTCAGTATCGCCAATGCGTTGGTCCCCAAGGACCTGAGTTCGCGCAGAGTAGCCCATGACATTTCCTATGGTCCGGCGGATCGGCACAAGCTGGACATCTATGCACACAGGCGCATGCGGAAGCCGCGCCCGGTGGTGTTCTTTATCTATGGTGGTTCGTGGCGGGACGGCGACCGCCGATATTATGAGTTTGCCGGCCGTGCCCTTGCTGCGCTGGGCTATGTAACCGTTATCGCCGACTACCGGCTGGTGCCCGAAGTGGAATATCCCGGCTTTGTCCAGGATGGTCTTGAGGCCTTCCGCTGGGTGGCGCGGCAAATCGGCCAGTTCGGCGGGGATCCCAACCAGATTGCAGTCGCGGGGCACTCGGCCGGGGCCTACAATGCCCTGATGCTGGTGCTCGATGAGGCGTATCTTGCCCGTGCGGGATTGCTCAGCCGGGTGAAATGCGTTGTCGGCCTATCTGGGCCCTACGATTTCTTTCCCTTCGATGGTCCGATATCCCTGCGAACCTTCGGTGCCGTGCCAGATCCGCGAGACACTCAGCCGATCCAACATGCCGGCAGCCATGTGCCCCCGATGTTTCTGGGGACGGGCGGCCAGGATCGGTTGGTTCAACCTCGCAACACCGTGGCACTCGCCAAACGGCTCCGCACCCTCGGCGTGCCCGTGGTCGAGCGGCACTATGAGAAGCTCAAGCACGCCGGAACCGTGCTGGCGCTTGCCGTACCCGGCCGCTGGACCGCTCCTGTCCTCAAGGATGTTGCCGCGTTTCTGCGGGAGCATCTCGGCGAGTGAACGGGGCGCTCCTGCCGATCAGGAAACTTTCTGCTTTTCACCGGCATGGCGGCGGGCCGCGATCACGGCCGCCGAGGCGGCTGTGCGGTGCGCCGAGGAAAAGAACTCGCGATGGGCAAGGATGAGGATGGTGGCCACACAAACCGCGATGGAGAGCCATTCGGACGCGAACCAGGCGACCGTCGCCACCGAGAAATAGTAGGCGCGAATGCCGCTATTGAAGTTCTGCGCCCCCAGCGCGTTCATCCGCGCAATGGCATCCACCTCCGCCTCGCTGTTGGCGGTTTCCTGGTCCATGGCACCCAACATGATGCAGAAGTGATTGAACTGGCGCAGGGACAGGGTGAAGGCGAAAAAAGCCAGCACAAACATGGCCAGCATGACGACCAAGTGCAGTTGCACCTCGACGATGGAATAGGTGCGATCGAGAGACAGTGACTCCAGGGCCTGCATGAGGGCCGGCAATTGCCCGAAGACGGCGAACACCGCCAGCACCAGGAGAACCGCGGTCGACGCTAGGAAACTGACCGACTGCATGATGTTGCCAGAGAGAATGGCGTCGAATGGTGTGTCGCGGCGGGCCGCATTGGCCACCCACCGGCGGCGCTGCAGGTTCATGATCACCGATAGGGAGGGCCGCAGCTTTTCCACCTGCGGCACCACGATGTTGTAAGCCAGGTAGCAGATCAGCGGGAATAGCGTCGAAATCAGCGTCATGCCTGGCCTCCATCTGTCCCTTTATAGCGTGATCCGCTCGCTACGCGAGAGATCAGATCGGGCGAGGATAGCGGCGGTGTATTGCCTCGATTTCGTCGAGAATTTCAGGCGATAGGGTCACGTCACGTGCTGCCAAGGCATTCGCGAGTTGCGCCGTACTGGTGGCGCCCACAATGACCGAGGTCATGAAGGGACGGGATAGGGCGAAGGCGATTGCCATCTGCGCCGGATCAAGGTTGTGCCGCTTGGCCAAGGTTACATAGTCGTTGGCAGCGGCTTCCGAGATCGGGTTCAGGCGCCAGAACGCCTTTTGATAGTCGGCGCGGCTGCCTTGGGGGACCTGTCCACCGGCATATTTTCCCGTGAGCAACCCGGCTGCAAGCGGCGAATAGGCCAGCAGGCCTACATCTTCGTGGTGGCTGAGTTCGGCAAGGTCGAGATCGAATTGCCGACGTATCAGGCTGTACTCGTTCTGAACCGATACGAGGCGCGGCAGATTACGCTCGTCAGCGATGCGAAGCCACTGAGCGATGCCCCATGTGGTCTCGTTGGAAACCCCGACATGGCGGATCTTGCCCTCTCTGACCAGATCACCGAGCGTCTCCAGCATGTCGGTGATATTGTCGATGACATCTGCAGTGTCCTGCGTATGCGGCGCATAGCTCCAGCCATTGTCGAAGTTGTAGCTGCCCCGCGATGCCCAGTGGATCTGGTAGAGATCAAGGTAGTCCGTCTGTAATCGCTTAAGGCTGTCCTCGAGAGCAATGCGGATTGACGCGCCGTCGGCGCGCTGGCCATTGCGAATGAAGCTATTGCCGCCGCCGGCGATCTTGCTGGCGATTATCCAGCGGTCGCGCTTGCTAGTATTCTTCAGCCAATTGCCGATAATGATTTCGGTCCGACCTGAAGTTTCAAGGCTGCCAGGGACGGCATAGAGCTCGGCCGTGTCCATGAAGTTGACGCCGGCCTGGAGCGCCAGGTCAATCTGCGCATGTCCTTCCGCTTCGGTGTTCTGGCTGCCCCAGGTCATGGTTCCCAGGCAGATTTCGGTGACCTCAAGATCAGTTCTGCCTAACCGCTTCAGCTTCATCATTCGTACTCGGTGCTCTAAAAATCTGGCGCCACACTACTCAACCCCGCCCGAAATGACAGCGCTGGCGAGGACAAAAACGCCCTGCGTCAAAAAAGCGTCACAGGGAGCCATTTGGGGGTTGAGGTCTGCGCGGGAGGTCCCTATATACGCCTCACGTCAACGGCGTTGATCCGGCGGGCTTTGGCCCAAACCGGTGTAGTAGCTGACGTTTGACGCGGGATGGAGCAGCCCGGTAGCTCGTCAGGCTCATAACCTGAAGGTCGCAGGTTCAAATCCTGCTCCCGCAACCATCGCTCCCCTGTATTGGGGAATCTCGTCCAACCCGACGAGAAGTTCAGCTAGAAGCCCGTGGATCGTAAGGTCTACGGGCTTTTTGCTTTCTTGCGCCGGCGTGAGCACGATGCGCTCGATCATGCTGCGGGCGTGCTGCAGCAGATCGTCGGCAGGCTGGCCCTGCTGAATGCCGTTGACATAGCCCTGCAGCTCTTCGCAGATCCGACGGTACCGCTCGGCCGCGCCCGGGTGGAAGGCGACGGGCGGCAGCTCGGCGTCGAAGTCCTCAAGCTCCTGCTTGATCTGCTCTTCCTCGGCTTCGAGGTCGACCAGGCGCGCGACGATCGCCTTGGAAGCGGTGCCATCTACCACCTGGTCAACGATGCGCTTGATCGAGCGGGTGAGCTCGCCCAGGCGGCGCTCGAGCGGCTTGCGGCGAGCGCGTCCCTCGGCCAGGCGCTTCTGCAGCTGCTCATGGAAGGCGCGAACATATTCCTCGATCAGTTCGGGATCGGCGAGGTGGTTCACCAGGGCGGCGAGGACGCGCGCCTCTACGTGCCGGCGCTCGACGGTGCGGTTGTTGGTGCAGTCGCCGCGCTCCCGGTACCCCGCGCAGCCGAGCCGATCGCGACCGACCACCGTATAACTGGCGCCGCAGCAGCCGCACTTGACTAAGCCGGAGAGCAGGTGCTTGGGCTTGGCCTCGACGGGAGCGCCCCGGGTGAAGGTGCGGATGGCCTTGCGCTTCTGTGCTTGTTCGAACAGATCGCGATCGACGATCGCCAGCTCGGGCACGTCGGTGCGCAGCCACTCCGATTCCGGATTGGGGCGGGAGACGCGCTTGCCCGTCGCCGGATCCTTGATGAAACGCTGCCGGTTCCAGACGAGCTCGCCGACATAGAGCCGGTTCTGCAACATGCCATTGGCACGCGTCTTCGAGCCGTTGAGGGTCGAGCTGTTCCACTTGCCGCCGCGCGGCCCCTGGACTCCTTCAGCATTGAGCGCGGCCGCGATCTGTCGCGGCGTCTGACCTGCGGCATAGTCCCGGAACACCCGCCGCACGATTTCGGCCTCGCGCTCGCAGACGATGTGCTCTCCCGGGCGACCCGGTACCGGCGTGTAGCCATAGGATTTGCCGCCACCCGATGCGCCGGCCGCCACCCGGGCGCGCAGGCCGCGCCGCGTCTTGTTGGCGAGATCGGCTAGGAACATTTCGCTCATCAGCCCCTTGAGGCCGGCGTGCATAGCCGTGATGGCGCCATCGGACACCGTCATTATGCCGATGCCGAGGAAGTTGAGCTCGTCTCGAATGCGATGGAGATCGGCCTGCTTGCGGGAGAGGCGATCGAGATCCTCGCAGATGATGAGACCGAAGCGGGCGAGCTTGGCAGCGCGCAACAGGTTGCCCAAACCTGGGCGGTTAATCGTGCTGGCGCCGGAGACGGCATCGTCCTGGAAGCTGGCGGCAATCTCGATGCCCTGCCGCTCGGCCCAGCCGGCGCAAAGGTCAATCTGATCACGGCAGGAGCGGTCGTTCTGGCGGTCGGAACTAAAGCGGGCGTAGATTGCTGCGCGCTTGGTCATCAGTCTTGGCTCCCATCATCCGCTCATATTCGGCATCCGCCTCGAGGCGGGCCATGGCGCGCACGAATTCGCGCAGCGCCTCCCGTGCAGCCGCCCGCCTATCAGGCGTACCGCTGGCAGCGGCTGTCAATGGCGGGGGGCTGGCTGTTGCGGGTGTCACGGCGGTCAGGCTGCCCGTTCGCGGAAGGGGCGCAGCTCGCGCTCGAGCGCCTTGGCGAACTCTTCCTCGACTTTGAAGACCGGTTTGAAGCGGATCACTGTCGGAAGCGGTTTGCCGCTCGGCGTCCAGAAGTCGCCTCGGCCGCGAACGACATCACGCCACTCGGTCGCCTGGGCACGCTGCTCGGCCTCGTGCACGTCGGCGAAGATCTCCGACGATGGGCGTGGGACGCTCAGCTTGTCTAAGGTGGCCGTGTATATGCGATGCTCGAGGGCCATGATGTCGGCGCCCTGGTCAGAGATCCAGAGCTTGAACGCCGGATCCATCCAGCCGAGATAGGCTGCAGGCGCCGCCGAGAGCAAGGCGTAGACGCGGGCCTTAGGCAGCCGGCATGCCGAGGCGACCACGAGAGCGTGCTGAGCGAGAGTATAGCTCGGCAGCTCGGTGTTGCCGCCCCAGCACTCGCGGCGGCTCAAATGGTGCACCAGGTCGCGCTCGGTGATCATAGCCGGCGCGACCTTCGCATAGTTGAAAGCGACGCCTTGGGCAGTCGGGCGGGTGAATACATCCTGCAGGGTCATTTGCGACGCTCCAGCGTGAAGAGGAAACCGGCGAGCAGGAGACAGCCCAGACCGAAGAAGACCGGGTCCAATTCAGAAGAACCCGATTGCGGTGATTGCCGCCAAAGGCGGAATGAAGATCATGAGCGCGACGCCAAAGGCGTTGTCGCCCTCGGCCAGCCAGCAAGCGATGCGCGTGAAACGGCTCATGAGTGAGCCTGCCGAACTGCTGCGCTGGTGGCGCGAGTTCCAAACTGGCGTAGGCACACATCCAGATAATAGTAGAGGGCGCCGCGCTGTTTCTTGAAGCCGAGGTCCTGCAAACGGTCACCGAAGCTGCGCTGCGGAACGGCCCGGACGCGGTTTGCCTCGCACCACCCGGCATAGTGCTGGTAGAGCTGCCCAGCAGGTACCTTGTCGCCTTCGGCCTTGGCGATGCAGGTCTCAGCGAAAACGCTGACGCTGTCGTACGCCTGGGGTGGAACCATCTGGGTCGGTTCGTTGGCTTGGCCGACGACGATCTCGCACATGCGGCTGATCACGTCGGGCATGATGTCGCCGAGCTCGCGCGGCCGGAAGCCGTTGCTCAGGAGGTACGTGGCGATGGCGTCATGGGCCACGAGACCAGCGGCCATGTTGGCGGCCTTCTCGACGCGGCCGGCTCGATCCTCGGGCGTGTTTAGCTGGCGCACGAACGTCTTGGTGGCGAGCTTGCGGGCGGCGTCGCCGTGCTGACGCTGGAACGAAAGCGGAAAGCCTACGACCTGCAGCGTCTCTTCGGTGCAATTGGGGAACTGGCTGCGCATCGCCTCGGCGAGCGCCTCGACAGTCGGCTCAAAGATCTCGGGATCGGAGTTGATCTGGCAGTGGCAGGCAGCTGCCGGCTGTTCGGATGTGTGTGCGAGCATGATGCCCTCCAGTGATGAACTGGAGAGCAAGCTACCCAAACTGGGTCACTTTAGCAACCCAATTTGGGGTGCTTTGCCGCAATGGGCTAGTTGTACCGGTTCTCGTGCAGCCATTTCATGTACGGGCCGCCGTTTATCCGAAGGCTGAATCTCGTTACGGCCGCCTCAAGCGGTGGGGCTTCGCAGGTGACCCGGCCCCGAACAGGCACCCCATACTCGTTATCCGAGTCGTACTCGATGTAGACCGAGCGCTCATCAAGATAGCTTACGGCTATTTGTTGATAAGTTGAGGGCGCCAGCAGAACGTCGTGGATCGCCTCTTCGCATAAGTAGAGCAATTCAGTTGGTCCCTCGCTGGAGAGGAGGGGCCCGACGGTCATACCGCTAATCAGCAGAACAGCGAACGCTTGGGGAAATACCTTTTGCTTCATCGTCCCACCCATGCCTTTTGCACTTGGGGTGCTCGTACCACTATGTAGATCTCGCCCACCCACCGGACGCCTACATTTTCGATTGGGCGAGCGTTCCAGGACAGCAGGTTAAAAAGAGACCCCGCCTTCTGCAGCGTCTTAAGAAAGCGCCGGCCGCTGCTGGTCAGAACGGCGACCTCTGTACCCAAAAAAGCCTCCACAGGCTTACGTTGCTCCTTCCACACTATAATCACGTCACCATGATCGTAACGCGGGAGCATGGAATCCCCTTGCACTTCGAGTGCCATCATGTCGTCAGGCAAAGGAAAGGGAACCGTAACTGTGAAAAGGCCCTCGGGTGGCACTTGCTCGTAATCCGGGTCTATGTCCCCGCCGGCACCAATCCTGCCCATCACCGGGATCTCGCGAACCCCCGTGTCACTGTCGCCGAGAATCTCAGCGTTCGACACTCCATAGAGTCGGGCAGCCTTCGCGATCATTTCATCCTTGAGACCGCGCTCGCCACGCTCCAGCTTCACATAGCCAGACTTGGACAAACCGAGCTTCTCAGCCGCTTGTTCCTGTGTCCACCGACGCTGTTCTCTCAATATCTTTAGTGAGTTACCCATGGCGGGATACTAAGCGCATCAGAATTGCACTGGCGCTCCCCAATTTGGGATTGCAAAGGCACCCAATTTGGGTAACTTATGACGCATGAAACTCGCGTCATACATGACCATGCACAACCTCAGCGAAGAGCAGATGGCCTCCCAGATCGGGGACGTTTCTGTGTCGGGACTCAGAAAGTGGCTTCGAGGCGAACGCACCCCGCGCCCAGACCAGATGCGCATGATCGCCGAGGTTACCGGCCATGCCGTCACCCCGAACGACTTCATTCTAGCCGAGGCGCAGCCATGAAGCGCCCAAACCGCATGACCGCTGCTGAAAGCCGTGCCCGCACTGATGCCTTGCGCCACATCATGCGCTCGGGCGTTCGGCCCCGCGACCTGGTGCTGACACCGGGCGTCAAGCAGCGCGCCCTCTATCGTCTGCGCTCGACCCTTCCTGCAGGTGATCGGCGATGACCGGCTCACCGTATCTTCCCATCGGGTGCGCTGCTCATGCTGGGGGCCTCCTCCTCCCTCGGCGCGCCCGTACTTTGCCCGCGCGGGTTTGCCTCCCTCAGCCCCGCGCGGGCAGTTCGCTTCATGCGGCGCAGGGCGGTAACCGCTTCCCGCAGCTCAGGCCCGATCTCATCGTCTCTGGTGTTGTCCATATCGGTTTGGTCTCACGCCCAAACCGTGGCCGTCATCCGGTATGTGCCGGGGGAGCTACGCCATGAACGGCCGCCAGCTTCCCGCCGCCGACTATTTCGCGCTCAAGGGCGCCACCCGCCAACTGGTCACCGCCTCAGGGCGTGGCCCCAAAGCGGCCGTCGCCACCAGGGTGCGGCAGCAGCAGTTGAGTGAATATGGCCAGGCCGATCACCGGCTGTTCATGCCGATCGACGTGGTTGCCGACCTCGAGGCCGAGGCTGGCCCAGTGGTGACCGAACAGCTCGCGCTGCTCTGCAACCACATCCTGGTGCCGCTGCCAGCGGTCGCCCTCGATGGCGCGCCGCTCGATCGGGTAAGCGCCGAGGCTCTCAAGGAAATCGGTGATGTCTTCGTGGCGCTGGGCGCCGCCCGCGCTGATGGCGCGATCTGCAGCAAGGACGCTGCCGGCATCCTCGACGAGATCCACGGCGCGATTGCTAAGCTGGCACTGCTCAAGCTGCAGGTTGAAGCCGAAGCGGGAGGCGAAGCATGACGTCCATGATCCGCTATGAGGCAGCCAAGGCTGCTCTGGCCGAAGCCCGGCGCGTCGACGAGGTCCTCGAGATCCGCAACTGGGCGGAACAGGCCAAGGTCCGTGCTCGGCAGCTCAAGGACCGCTCCATGCTCGCCGATGTGAGCGAGATCTACGTGCGTGCGGAACGGCACCTCGGCGTTCTCCTGACCCATGCCAAGGAACAGGGGCAGTTCGGCGTCGGTCGCCCTGGCAAGTCCAACCTGGACGCACCAGAGAGCGACGATGGTGAGGACGATAATGCTACCGAAGTGGAAGTATTTTCGAAGGCTACCCTCAAGGATGCCGGCATAGACCACAAGCTCTCGTCGCGCTCGCAGAAGTGGGCGCGGTTGGGCAAGGGTGAGTTCGAGCAGACCCTGGCGGCCATGCGCGAAAAGATCGTCTCTGGTGACGCCGTGATGGTGAACCCGCTCAAGGATGTTTCGACTGCTGGCAAGAAGGCGAAGCGCGCAGAGCGTGAGGCCGAGCTGGGCAAGAAACAGGCGGCGCTGCCGGAGGCCAAGTTCGGCGTGATCTATGCCGATCCCGAGTGGAAGTTCCAAACTTACTCGGAAGAGACCGGCATGGATCGGTCGGCCGACAATCACTACCCGACCTCGGACCTTGAGACGATCAAGGGCCGCGATGTTGGCTCGCTCGCCGCCGATGATTGCGTGCTGTTCCTGTGGGCGACCGTGCCGATGTTGGTGGAAGCGCTCGAGGTCATGAAGGCCTGGGGTTTTGCCTACAAGTCGCACTTCTCCTGGCACAAGGACCGGATCGGCACCGGCTATTGGGTGCGCAACAAGCATGAGCTGCTGCTGATCGGGACGCGCGGCCATGTGCCGGCGCCAGCGATGGGCGACCAGTTCGCCTCGGTCATCGAAGCGCCGCTCGGCGGGCACTCGGCCAAGCCACTCAAGTTCTACGAGATCATCGAAGCCTACTTCCCCAGCCTGCCCAAGATCGAGCTCAACGCCCGCGCGGCGCGGACCGGCTGGGCGCGCTGGGGCTATGAGGCTCCGGAAGAATCCCAAGCGAAAGCATCCGCAGACGGCGGCGCGACCGAGCTCGGCAAAGAGCCGGCCGACAGCGTGGCGGGAGATGTGAGTAGGGCGAGCGTCGGCGCCGGTCCCGACGCGTCTCCTCTTTTCACCGCAGAGATCGACGCAATCATTCGTGAGGGCGACGTCGCCCGTACCGCGCTCGCCGAACTTGCGGTGCGCACTGGCCTGACCGTCAACCAGATCAAAGGCAGGCGGCGCACGCTCGGCCTCTCCAGCCGCGATCGGCAGCGCGAGGCCGTTGCGGCATCGAACCGCCGGAGGGCCGAGGCATGAGCCGCCGTCCAGCCCGCTATCATGCCGAGCTCGTCGATGTGCGCGTCGTCCTCGATCCTTCGGGCGATCACCGGCTCGTCGTGGAGACCGATGGCGGCATCATGATTGCCGAATATGACGCCGGCCAGGTGCAGCAGCTCGAGCGCGCAATCGACCAGTTCCGCTCGATCACCATCCATGCCGATGGCGGGCCGGACTTTCACAACCGCAAAACCGTACCCGTGGAGATCCGGTGATGAGATCGATCGACATTACAAACCAAAAGCGTCCATCAGGGGTGAGCCCTGGTCCAGCTCCCATGCTCCAGTGGATCAAGATCGGCGACCTGGTCGTCGATGACAGCTATCAGCGCGACCTCAAGCGAGCCAATTGGACTGCCATTCGCCGCATTGCTGAGCAGTTTCAGTGGTCGCGCTTTTCGCCGGTATTCGTGGCGCCCGTCGAAGGTGGCAAGTTCGCCATCATCGATGGTCAGCATCGCACCCACGCTGCGGCGATCTGCGGGTTCGAGGATGTTCCCTGCCAAGTCGTGCAGATGAGTCAAAACGAACAAGCGGCGAGCTTCGCCGCGGTGAATGGGACAGTCACAAAGGTGACGCTGTTCCAGATCTTCAAGGCTGCGCTTGCCGCAGGTGAGGGCTGGGCTCTCGCGGCACAGAAGGCTTGCGCTGTGGCAGACTGCCAGTTGATGACCTATCACCCTGCAATGGACAACAAGAAGGCTGGCGAGCTTTTCTGCGTTGCCCTCGTTCGCCAGCTCGTCGAGAACGGCCACTCGGCTGCGGTGACCTGCGCCCTCTCGAGCATCCGTCGTTCGGAGTTCGGGGCATCGCCCGAGGCCTACTCCAACGAAATCCTCAAGCCCTGGTTCATGGCGGTTGTCGATCGGCCGTGGCTCGTGGCTGCGGGCACGGACCTCTCGAACTTCGTGGACAAGTTCGACTTATACGCTGCTCTCGACCGCGCAGTTGAGTTCGTAAAGGTCAAGCGCCGCCAGGGGCACACGGGGATATCGCGGCACGACATCGCGGCCGTTGAGATCGGGGAGGGCCTCGACAAGACGTTCCCGCAACGCATGTCCGGGCCGCCCGCGACCCCAGCTCGTCAGGCGGCCGAATGAGCCGCGCTCCCATGAAAACCTTCGGCGGCATGTCGGTGCGGACCGAGATCGAAGCGCGCCTGGCGCTACAGCGAGCGGAAGTGCGGGCCGCGACGATCGAAGAGTGTATCACCTTTCTTGGCGGGAGTGGTCTGCTCGAGGCTGCCGAGCTGCTGCGCATCGCGGCGTTTGAGCCGATGTCAGCAGCCGCAGTCGCGCCCCGTCCAGCATCGACAGCTAAGCCGCCGCCTCCGGCCATTATCCTGCCTGCTCCGAAGATGACCCGCGAGCAGGCGAATGCCTCAGGCTACACCGGCGATCTCTGCACGTCGTGCCAAGGCATGCAGGTGAAGCGGAACGGCTCCTGCCTCGTCTGCGAAACCTGCGGCCAGACGACAGGGTGCTCGTGATGTATCGCTCCGACCGTCAGATCACCGAAGCGACCCTGCCCAGCTCGTTCTTCTGGAGCGTCATGGTCAATGGCGTCGCCGACCCCGATGCGCCGCACAACGCCGCGATCATTGCCCTGCTAGATGAAGCTATGGAGGCCGAGCTGGTGGGCCTCACGTCCGAGCAGCGCGGCAAGATCCTGCGGCGGTCGCGGCGGATCTACCAGGAGGCAGTCACCGAGTTCGAGCGGCAGCAGATCGAGGCCGGCAAGTTCGGCCTGGTGGTCTTTTACCTGTTTCAGATGCTGCGCGATCAAGGCCTGTTCCGCCTGGCGGAGGGCGGGCCCCTCGATCGCGCGCTCGAGGAGATCCTGCCGGCCGTGGCTGAATGGACCGCCGTCGCCGCCGTCGATGCCTCGGCACAGAAGCAGGCCCGGCGCCTGCTCAAGTTGCTCCAGGGCGAAGGTTATTTTCGGGAGGCGGTTCCGGCATGAGCGAGCGCACTTCTATCGAATGGTGCGATAGCACCTTTAATCCTTGGATCGGCTGCACCAAGATCAGCCCGGCCTGCGACCATTGCTATGCCGAAGCGCTGATGGACACGCGACATGGTCGCGTGAAGTGGGGCGGTGAGCGCTCGCGCACCTCGCTCGTCAACTGGCAGCTTCCGCACCGGTGGCAACGTGCGGCTTCGAAGTTCAAGGCGGAGTACGGGCGCCGGCGGAGGGTCTTTTGCTCTTCACTCGCGGACGTGTTCGACAATCAGGTGCCTCACGACTGGCGGGTCGATCTCTGGGCACTGATCCGCGACACGCCGGACCTCGACTGGCTGCTGTTGACCAAGCGCCCGCAGAACATCGGCAAGATGCTGCCGGTCTTCTGGGATGAGGTGAAAGGGCATGTATGGCTCGGCACTACAGTTGAGGATCAGACGCGAGCTGACCAGAACATTCCGCACCTGCTGCAGCATGATGCGGCCGTGCGGTTCGTCTCTTGCGAGCCGCTGTTGGGGCCAATCGACCTAGGCACTGCTTGGCACGGTGAAGGTGCCCTTGATGTCGAATGCTGGGGTGACTGCGGATGGTGCTCCAAAGGATATCCCCCCCTTCACAACTGCCAGCGAGGGCTCGGGCATTGGGAGCGCGGGCGCTCTGGGCTCGACTGGGTCATCGCAGGGGGCGAGAGCGGCGCCAAGGCGCGCCCATCACATCCCGACTGGTTCCGATCCCTACGTGATCAATGCGCCAAGGGCGGCGTGCCCTTTCTGTTGAAGCAGTGGGGGGAGTGGGCACCGGGGGAGTCAGCAAACCGCGTCCAAACGAGCACTGAGCGCGTCGCTACCTTTTATGATGAAGACTGGACCAACCCGGGTTGGCACTTCGGAGCCGTCTCAGTGCGTGCCAGCGAGGAAATGCACCTAGATGACGAGCCGGATCTTTGGCGCATGGGTAAGCGCCGAGCAGGTCGCCACCTCGATGGCATTATTCACAATAGTTTCCCGGTGCCGGCATGAGCGACAAGCCCATTCTCTTTTCCGGCCCCATGGTCCGCGCCCTGCTCGCTGGCAACAAGGCGCAGACGCGGCGCGCAATCAAGTTGCCGGAATGGGCGACTGAGATCGTCTATGACGCCTTCCACGGCTGGCGCTTCAACAGTGCCGACCACTTCGAGAGCCTCAAGCTGCGCATCTCACCAGATGATCGGCTCTACGTTCGCGAAAGCCTCACGATCAAGAGCAATGATCAGTGCGTCAGGTGGCTAGGGTATGCCGCTGACGGGAAGGATGTTTGGCCGCTCACTCAATGGCGTCGTGAGCGCAACAGTGTTCCCTCCATCCACATGCCGCGCTGGGCATCGCGCCTAACGCTCACCGTCACCGATGTGCGGGTGGAGCGGCTGCAAGACATCAGCGAGGCGGATGCGCAGGCCGAAGGTGCAGAGGCCGCCGGATACATCGACGAAAGCGACATCGGGTGTCGGTCCTATGTTCTGGGCTATGCGCAACTCTGGAACAGCATCAATGGCCTAGGCTCGTGGGAGGCGAATCCTTGGGTCGCCGCCTACACCTTCACCGTGCAGCACGGCAACATCGATGGGGTTGCCGCCGTATGAGCCTGCCCGACCACCTAGCGGCATTGCGTGATGAAGCACTGCAGACGTCCTGCGAAAGCTGGGCCAAGCGACAAGGCTGGAAGCTGTCGCCCGGCCTCGATCGCGCCGGGCCATGCCCCGTCTGCGGCGGCACTGACCGGTTCTCGATCCACACCAAAAAGAACGTATTCCGCTGCCGGCAGTGCGATATCGCCGGCGAGGGCGCGATCAAGCTGGTTATGGAGACGCAACAGGTCGCTTTCACAGAGGCCTGCGAGATCATCACCGGCCGCAAGGCCGATGCGCCCTTTGATCCCGTGAGGGCTGCCGAGATCCGGCGCCAGAACGAAGAAGCCGAGGCGCAGCGCGCGGCCGATGCTGAGCAATGCCGGCAGAAGGCCCGGCGGGAAGGTTACGAGATTTGGAAGTCGCGATCGAAGGATCCGCGGCGCGTGCTGGTGCTGGAATATCTGCGGATCCGGGGGCTGATGACCTCGGATCTTATGCTGGTCTTCGAGCAGATCCGGCTCGCCCAGCACGACGCACTGCCCTACATGGATCGCACCAAAGAAAGGGCCTGGGTGCAGCTCGCCAAGGTGCCTGCCATGCTGGCGCCGATCCAGATGCCTGACGGCCATTTCGGCGCCGTGCACCGCACCTGGTTGGATCTCGACAGTCCCAAGGGGCGCCTGCAGATGGCGCACCCCGACACTGGCAAGCCGCTGGAAACAAAGAAGACTTGGGGTATCAAGCAGGGCGGAGCTATCCGGCTCTACACGCCCGAGAGCCCGCGCCGCATCATCATGGGTGAGGGAATCGAAACCACCCTCACGCCGCTGGCGTGCAATTTCGAGCCCGACACCGCTTACTGGGCAGGCGTCGATATCGGCAACATGGTCGGGCGGGCGCGGCGTGATGATGCCGGCAAGCTGCGGCAGGATTTGCCGGACCTTGATGATCTCGACTGTTGGCAGCCGCCAGACTGGTGCGAAGAGCTGGTCTATCTCGGCGAGACGGAAAAGGCTGAGCGCAACACCAATGAGAAGCTGATCCGTGGGCTGCTGCGCGCGCTGATCCGGCGCCGGCAGGCGCGCGAACGCAACCCCGGCTTGCCGCCGCTTCAAACTGCTTTCATCGAACCGCCCGATGGCGGGGGCGATCTCAACGACCTGGTGCGGGTGAAAGAGTGACTGATACCCCCGAGGACCTAAAGACCGAAGCGGTCAAGAAGGCGATGCAGCGCAAGCGGCAGGTGACGCTCACCGTCGTCGATGGCGGCAAAGGCGATGAACCTGCCGGCGACGGCCGTCCGGCGCCACCTCCAGAGTCGCTCGATGAAGATGGCAAGCCGATCGACCATGACCCCGTCGAGCTGGAGGGCGCACGGTTCTGTGCGCGCTATGACCAGAACGACCGCGATAACGCCCGCCGTCTCATCTACTGGTTCGGCCTCGATCTCGCCTATGTACCGGGCATGGGCTGGCTCGTGTTCCGGAGCACGCATTGGGTGCGTGATGATGCCGAGCTCGAGGTGCTCTTGCGCGGGCAGTACGTGGTGGACAAGATTAAGCTCGAAGCCCTGGTGCTCGAGCACTCGCCGGGCGCCATCAAACTGCTCGCGGCGGCGGAAGCTGCCGAGAAAAAGCCGATCGACGAGCGCAGCGCTGCTGAAAAGAAGCTGGTCAAAACAGGCGAGAGCCTCCGCGACGCCCTGGCAGAGCGGAAGTCGAAGCGTCGCAACTTTGCGGTTACCTCAGGGAACCGCGGGCGGACCGTTGCCATGGTCGCGCAGGCGGCCAGCATGAAGGCAGTCGATCCCAAGGTGCTCGACGCCAACCATATGAAGTTCAATGTGCTAAACGGCACACTGACCTTCTCGCGCGTTCCGGATCCGGAGCGGGAAGAGGGCAGTGAGCGACTGGCCGGCCACATCGAATTCGCAGACCATCCCGATCGTGACGACATGATCACCCGGGTTGCCGATGTCGCATATGATCCCCAGGCAGAGTGCCCCCAGTTCCTCAAGTTCTTGGAAACGGTGCAACCTGATCCCGTGATGCGCACATTCCTGCAGGTGGGGCAGGCCTATGCCCTGCTGATCGGTGGCAATGATGAGCAAGTCGTTTTCTTCCATTACGGTTCGGGCGCCAACGGAAAGTCGGTGTTCATTGAAGCGCTTGGTCGGATGGCCGGCGGCTACCGTGCAGTGGTGTCACCGGAAACCTTCACTGGCGACCAGCAGAAGCAGGGACAGCAGGCCAGCCCTGATATCGCTCGCCTGGTCAACAGCCGCTATGTGACGGTCGAAGAGCTCCCGCGTGGCATCGGTCTCAAAGAGAACATGATCAAGGCCGCCTCAGGCGGCACCAAGATGGTCGCGCGCTTCCTGCAAAAGGAGTTCTTTGAGTTCGACCCCATCTTTGTCACCAACATGAGTGGCAATGACATGCCCAGCGTCAGTGGCACGGACTATGGCATCTGGCGCCGCCTCAAGATCATTCCCTGGGGCTATACGGTACCGGAGGGCGAGCGCCGGCCGTTCGGCGATATGATGAAGATGTTCGACGCTGAGCGACCGGGCATCCTCAATTGGCTTTTGGACGGGCTGATGCTCTACCTGTCAGCAGGTCTGACCCCTTACATCCCGTCGACAGTGAAGGCATTCACTGAGGACTATCGCGAGGAACGCGACCCCGTCGGCATTTTCGTGGAATCGTGCCTGGTCTCCAAGCCCGGCTACGAAGTCAACGCGAGCGACATGTATGTCGCCTATACCAAATGGTGCGAGGCCAACGGTCTCAAACCCTATCAGCAGACGGCCTTCGGTCTGCGGCTTAATGCGCTGGGCATCAAGAAGAAAAAGGGCCGCACCTATAGCTATCTCGACGTGAGACTGGGCGATGTCCCCAGCGTCGCAGATCCGCGCCCCGCACCCCCGCAGCCCCCTGCCGGCGATCCTGGCTGGATGCCCGATTCGGGCCTTTAGCCGCGCTTTTGCGCGCCCCGCACCCCCTTCAGGATAAGCAAATTGGAAGTCGCAACCCTCGCCGCGCTGACGCGCGCGACACGAGGGTTGCGAGAGGTTAGCGACGGTTGCAATGCAACGCTCGCAACCTAAAAACAACAGTGAAAACAGCGTGTTGCGCCAATTCTGCGAGGGTCGCGAGGGTTGTTCGACGATACAAGTAAAGGGGAGGGGTGCGGGGGCCGATCTGGTCTATGTGCATAGAGGAAATACCCTCGCCACCCTCTCCACCGTCGCTCACGGCCCGTTTCCTTAGGTTCTTACCGGTCGATGGTTATCAACCAACCCTCGCTAACCCTCGCGAGAAGAAAGAGGTCTTAGGAAAGGAGGCGGCTATGGCGAAAGTGAAGATCGACATTGAAAACCTCGTGGTATGGGCACTGGCCAAGCAACATGCTGATGTCAGTCGGGGCAGTGGTATCGCTCGGGAGTTGCGCCAGCTGGCCGGTGGCATGTCGGCGACCGAGCGGATCGAGGCCTATCTCTCGGTCGGGACGCGGGTGGATGGCGGTGGAAGCTCATCGCACAAGGTGTCACCGGATGCCCAGCGGGCAGCCGCGGCTATCGATGCGCTGCCGATCGAAGCCGCGGCCCTGGTGGTCGCGGCGGGGCGCAGCATGGCGCCGATCGAATGGGGCGAGGATGGTATTGGCCAGTGGGTGCCGGTGCTCGATCGCAAGGGCAACCACAAGAAGCGCTGGCAGGACCCGGCACAATGTCGAGGGCTGCTGGGCTGGGAGTACACCTATCAGGGTTACATGCCGAGCGATCTGGATCTGATCCGCATGCAGTACGTGACCTGGTGGGAGGCGCTGAAGGATCTGCAGCGTCGATTGCAGGGGCGTCTCGTCGGCTGGGATGTGACCGGGCCATCTCGCTCAGCTGAGCCTTGGAACGATGCTCCAAGGGTAATCCACTACGTCGATCTCGAATCGGTTGACGTGAGGTAAAACTTTGACATAGCTTCACCACAACAAAACAGGTCTTCAGACAGGCGCACGGGCAACCGGGGCGCCTTTCGTGTTTCTGGGGTGTGGCCATGCGGGTGACGACGATGCGCCCTCGGGTGAGCACGCGGGACCTTCGACGGGTGCAGATGCCCCGGGTCAAAGAGACCGATCCCTTCTACCTGACGCCCGAGTGGCGCGAGCTCTGCCAGTTCCTCAAGGAGGAGCGCTGGCCGATGCTCATCATCAAGCAAGGACATTGCTGCGAGGATCCTGACTGCGCCGCCGATCACCGGCTGGGGCAGCGCATCTTCTTCGACCATGTCGTCGAGCTGCGAGATGGGGGCGCGGCGCTCGACCCGGCCAATGTCATGGGCCGCTGCGGCTCGTCGCACACCCGTAAGACCCTGCGAGAACGGGCGCGCCGCATGGGCGAGACGCCCGAAGGGGAGGGGGGGTCGAAAGTTCAGAACCCCTAGACCCTCCAACCACTTGGGGTCGCATTCGGAGATTTTTTTCGCGATGTCCGAAAATCAGAACCTCTTTGGCTGGCCAATGCCGGAGCCGCGCGACGCGGGGCGGCCGGAGCATGTGCCGACTGACGAAAATCGCAACAAAATCATGATGATGCTGGTCTTCGGAAAGACCAATGCGGAGATAGCCAAGGCTCTGGGGTTGTCGCAGCCGACCCTGCGGAAGCATTATTTGCAGCAGCTCAGCCAGCGCAAGGTTGCCCGGCTCCAACTCGACATGCAGCTCTGGGCGGCACTGTACGAGAAGGCAGTCGCCGGAGATGTCGGGGCCAACAAGGAGCTCGCTAAGCGGGTTGACCGCCATGACATAGCCGAGCTTGCGAGCTCGTTTGGAGCTGATACCAGCCGGCGACGGGAAACTGCGCCCAAGCAGGAGAAGCTGGGCAAGAAGGAACAGGCGCTGCGCGACGCAGAAGCCGCAGCCGCCGAAAGTGGGGATTGGGGCGATGACCTGATCCCGGGCGTCGTGAACTGATGCTGAGCGAGGAGCTCGCCCAAGGTTGGGACACGTCCTGCCTCGATTGGGAAAGCCGCATTCTCTCCGGTACCTCGCTGGTGCCGGACCTGCCGCTGTTCAGTGACCAGGTCGCGAAGGCGCTGCGGATTTTCAAGCGGCTGCGCATTCCAGACATTCCGGGCACGCCGACCATGGCGGAGGCTTGTGGTGAGTGGGTGTTCCCGCTGGTCGCGGCGCTATTCGGGTCATTCGACCCGGAGACCAAGCAGCGGATGATCCAGGAGTTCTTTCTCCTGGTACCAAAGGGCAATTCGAAAACGAGCTACGGCGGCGCCATCATGGTCGTGGCGCTGATCATGAACGAACGGCCGCAGGCGGAATATCACCTGATCGCGCCGACCATGAAGATTGCTGAGTACGCGTTCAACCAGGCCAAGGGCACGATTGCTCTCGACCCGGCGCTCAGCAAGATCTTTCGGGCGCAGAACCACATCCGCACCATCACGCACTTCAACACTGGCGCGACGCTGCAGATCAAGGCGGCCGACACGGACGTCATCACCGGCGGCAAGCAGGTGGGCACGATGATCGACGAAACGCACGTCTTCGCCGAGAAGGGCAATGCGGCCGAGATCTTCATCGAGATCCGTGGCGCCCTGGGCAAGCGGCCCGATGGTTTCCTGCTGCAGACGACCACGCAGAGCAAGAAGCCGCCGGCCGGCGTGTTCCGGAGCGAGCTGCATCGAGCCCGCGATGTGCGGGACGGCAAGGTCAAGCTGCCACTGCTGCCGATCCTCTACGAGCTGCCGCGAAAGCTCATCAAGGATGGCGGCTGGAAAGATCGACGGACCTGGCCGCTCATCAACCCAAATTTCGGGCGATCGGTCCGAGAGCAATTTCTCGCCGATCAGCTGACGAGTGCTGAGCGGGAGGGGATCGGGGCTTTGACGTTGCTGGCGTCCCAGCACTTCAATGTGGAGATCGGCATTGGTCTGCGGACCGACCGCTGGCCTGGCGCTGAGTTCTGGGAGCGCCGGGTAGACTCCGAAATGGCTCCGCTTGATAGCCGCGCCGCCCTCCAGTCTCTGCTCGATCGCTGCGAAGTGGTTGTTGTTGGCATTGATGGCGGCGGGCTGGATGACCTTTTCGGCCTAACAGTGCTCGGCCGGGTGCGCGAGACGCGCAAGTGGCTGCAGTGGTCGCACGGGTGGTGCCACTCCGGAGTGCTCGATCGCCGCCAGAGCATCGAGCAGACCCTGCGAGATTTCGAGAAGGCCGGCGAGCTGACGATCGTCGATGACGAGCTCAGCGACATTTCTGAGATCGTCGAGATCATCACCGAGATCGATGAGCTCGGGCTGCTTTACACCGTTGCGGTCGACCCGGCCGGCTTGGGTGAGTTGGTCGATGCTTTGGCCGAGGTGGATATCACTCAAGAAAACGACAAGTTCATGGGCGTGCCGCAAGGCTACTCCCTGATGAACGCCATCAAGACGGCCGAGCGGAAACTAGCCAACGGCACCCTTCTGCATAGTGGCAGCAGGCTGATGGCTTGGTGCGTCGGCAATCTCAAGATTGAGCCCACAGCGACGGCGATCCGCGCGACAAAGCAGAACGCGGGCGACGCCAAGATAGATCTCGCCATGTCGTTGTTTGATGCGGTTGCGGTGATGAGCACCAATCCGGAAGCGCCGGGCGTGTCTGTTTACGAGGAGCACGGACTCCTCGAAATCGAACTGGAACAGCTATGAGCTTTTTTGGCGAGATCCTGTCGACGTTCAAGGGCGGGCGCCCGGCTGCCGCTGAAGAACGGCTCGAGCCGGTTGTGTCTGAGAGCGCAGAACTGAACGCTCTGGACTACGTCCAAGGCGACTCTCTCAGCAGCCCGAGCGGCTGGCTGACGAAGGCTATTGTTCCCAAGACAAATGCCGGGCCACGCGTGTCCGAATTTACCGCTCTCGCGTTGCCGGTGGTCTACGCATGCGTGAACCGGATCGCCAATCCCGTCTCGCGTTTCCCGCTCAAGATGTATCGGGCCATGCCAGATGGCAGCCGTCGGATTGTGCAGGCGGATGAGCATCCATTTGCCGCTCGGCTTGGTCTGCGGCCAAACGAGGAAATGAGCTCGCGCACGTTGCGCAAGACCGGCCAGGCGCATGCCCTGCTTTGGGGCAATGGCTACCTGGAGATCGAGCGCAACGGAGCCGGCCAGGCAGTCGGACTGTATCCGCTCCAGCCGAATGTGACGCGGCCAGTGCGGGAGAATGGTCGCCACTTCTACCGGACCACCATCAACGGCCGTCAAGCGGAGCTCGCACATGACGACGTAATCCACATCATGGACCAGAGCCAGGATGGCTATGTCGGGCTATCGCAGATCGCTATGGCGCGCCAAGCGGTCGGCTGGGGCCTTGCCATGGAAGAGTTCGGCTCCAAGTTCTTCGCCAATGACGCACGCAGCGGTGGCTTCCTCGTCCACCCGGGGCGCTTGAGCACCAAGGCACGCGAGAACATTCGCGGGAAGGATGGGGAGACCCGTGCCGCACCAGAAAACCCTAAAGCTGCCGTCGAGCGGCAAGGCGGCCTCGAGAATGCGCATAAGATCAAGCTGCTCGAAGAGGGCATGAAGTTCATCCAGACGACAATCCCGCCCGAGGATGCGCAGTTCCTGGGCAGCCGCGAGTTCCAGATCGCCGAGATCGCCCGCATTTATGACGTGCCGTTGATCCTGCTGCAGAGCCAGGAGAAGCAGACCTCCTTCGGCTCCGGCATTGAGCAGCTGATGATCGCCTTTGTGCGGCAGACCATCGACCCTTGGGTCGATGCCTGGGAGCAGGAGCTCAACTGGAAGCTCTTCACCGAGAAAGAGAAGGCGCTCGGCTACTACGTCAAGTTCAACATGAAGGCGCTGCTGCGCGGCGACATGAAAGCCCGATCGCAGTTCTACAAGGACATGTTCGGCGTTGGTGGCTTCTCGGCCAATATGATCCTGGCCAATGAGGACGAGGACGGCATCGGTGCCATCGGCGACCACCATTTCGTGCCGGCCAACATGGTCACCCTAGCTCGGGCGACGGACCCCAATTACGCGCCCGCCGGTGCGGCAGGTCCCGTGCAGCGGGAAGAGCCTGCAGACGAGCCGGACGCCGGTGGCGCTCCCGAGAGCGAAGAGGAACCCGCATGAAGTATTCTCACGTGCTGATGGCAGTCACCGAGGAGCTCTGGGCGCTCCGCGAAGACAAGCTGCAGGCTATTCTCGACTTCCTTGAAGTGCAGGCCTCGGGTGCCAAGTTCTCCGCCGAGGAGATCGAGGCGAGGATCACCAAGCAACAGGAACGGGAAGTCGCCCAGGCCGAGGGCGCCGTGGCGATCATCCCGCTGCGCGGCGTGATTGCCAACCGCATGGGCATGTTCGACGACATCTCTGGTGGGACTAGCTCGGAGGGCTTCAACCGGGCGTTTCAGGGGGCGCTTCGCGACAATCTGATCAAGGCGATCATCCTCGATGTAGATTCGCCCGGCGGCGCCGTCAGCGGTGCGGCCGAGGCCTCGGCCGCCGTCTTCGCGGCTCGCGGCACAAAGCCGATCATCGCGCATGTCAATGCCACGGCGGCGAGTGCTGCCTACTGGATCGCTTCGGCCGCCGATGAGATCGTCGTTACCCAGACCGGATCCGTCGGCTCGATCGGCGTCCTGGCGGTTCATGACGATGTCAGCGGCGCCATGGAGAAGGTCGGTCTCAAGAAGACGATCATCAAGGCAGGCGAGCGTAAGGTGGAAGGGCATCCCTATGCCCCGCTCACCGAAGATGTGCATGCCCGCATGCAGGCTCGGGTCGATGCCGCCTACGACATGTTCGTGCGGGATGTAGCCCGGAACCGCAGCGCGACGCTCGACGCCGTTCGCAATGGCTTCGGCCTGGGCGGCATGGTGGACGCTGCTGAAGCCATAAAGGAAGGCATGGCCGACCGTGTCGCCACGCTCGAGGAAACCCTGCAGCGCTTCGGCGCCAGCCAGTTCGGTGCAGCGCCCAAGCGTGGCGCTAGCCGGCAGCGCGCCGCGCTCGATCTCTAGACCCTGAATTCGCCTCCCTGGGCGATTGGCCCCGTCCGCGCGCCGGCGCGGACGGGGCTCTACTTTGACCGGCGACCCACGGAGACAGCACATGCTGACCAAACGTTCCGCCATTCTGTTTGGCGGCCTGTTCCTTGCGCTCGCTGCAGTTGCGGTGATGACGATGTTTACCGTCCCCGATGCCGGCCAGCACCTGGCCAGCCTCATGGACTTACACAACCAGCACGGTCTGTATTTCGCGGAGATCCCGCTCGCCGCCCTTCGGGCTTCCCGCCTAGATCTGCACAACCAGATGAAGGCCATTGTAGAAGCGGCTGAGAAGGACGAGCGCGATCTCACCGCCGAAGAGACCGAGAAGTTCAATGCTCTCAAGGCAGAGCGAGCCACACTCGATGCCCGTATCAGCCGGGCGGAGGATCTCGCGGCTACCGATGAAGTGCTCAACGCCGTTGTGCCGGCCCGCTCGCGCCAAGCCACGATCCGCGCCGGCGGCCCGGAAGCTGCTCGCGACTTCGAGAGCGTCGGGCAGTTCCTCCATGCTGTCCGGTTCAATCCGAACGACCAGCGGTTGAACTTCGTGGAGGGCGTCGGTGCTGAGACCGACGAAAACGGCCTCTCTGCCGAGATGCGCATGGACAATGACCAGCAGGGCGGCTTCATGGTCCCCACGCAGCTGCGCCAGACCATCATGAGCGTGGCGCCGCAGGACTCGCTGGTTCGGCCTCGTGCCACCGTCATCGAGGCTGGTAACCCCCCTGATGCGGGGATTACCATGCCGGCGCTCGACCAGTCCGGGACCAACCCCGGCCACATGTTCGGCGGTATGACTTTCAGCTGGATCGAGGAAGGTGAAGAGAAGCCGGAGACTGATGCCCAGCTCAAGGGCATCCAACTAACCCCGCACGAGATCGCCGGCATCGTGACGGTCACGGACAAGCTGCTGCGCAACTGGATGGCCTCGGCGGCATTCATCGAGAACCTGATGCGTGGCGGCGTCAGTGCGGCCGAGGATTATGCCTTCCTGCGCGGCAACGGCAAGACACAGCCACTGGGTGCAATCCATGCCCCCGCGATGAAGTACATCAACCGCGCCACGGCCAATACCGTCACCTATACCGACCTGCTGACCATGGTCTCGCGCCTGCTGATGCGTGGCGGCACCCCGGTCTGGTCCATGCCTCAGGGGGCATTGCCGCACATCGCCACACTGCAAGATCCGGAAGGGCACTACATCTGGAAGGCGAATGCTGTCGACGGCTTTGCCGGCACACTGCTCGGCTACCCCGTGCGCTGGAACAACCGCAACCCTCTCCTGGGCAGCAAGGGGGACATCATCATCTGCGACTGGTCCTACTACCTGATCAAGGATGGTTCCGGGCCGTTCGTCGCCGCTTCCGAGCACGTCAAGTTCACCTCCAACAAGACGGTCATCAAGATCTTCTGGAACGTGGACGGTGCGCCTTGGCTGAACGCGCCGATCTCGGAAGAGAACGGCTACGAGGTCTCGCCCTTCATCGGTCTCGACGTCCCGGCGTAAGCGCCGCGCATAGCTTCCGCCCGGCGCCACCGGCGCGCCGGGCTCTCTCCCCTCAACACACCATTGAAAGGAGATCGCCATGCGCGACCTCGCCAATCATCTTGCGGTCAAGCGGGCGATCAGCCCGGCTGCCGCTGTTGCCACCGACGCCCCGATTGTCTCTGCAATTGTTGACCTGGCCGGGTTCAACGAGGCCATGTTCGCAATTGCGATCGGTGGCCTTGTTGATGTCGACGCCACCTTCACGGTTCTGGTGGAGCACGGCGACCAGGCGGATCTCTCTGACGCCGGCGCGGTTCCCGACAGCCAGCTGACCGGCACCGAAGCCGAGGCAAGCTTCACCGCGGCTGACGACAATCAGACCCGCAAGATCGGGTATGTCGGGCCGAAGCGGTATCTGCGGCTGACCATCACGCCAGCCGGCAATGCAGCCGATGCCTTCGTATCTGCCGTCGCCATCCTTGGCGGCTCCCGCTACTGGCCCGTGGCTTAGGCCGCCAGCTTCCCCTTTCTCTCAATGAGCGCCGCCTTTGAGGCGGCGCTCCACCCAGGAGCATGAATAATGCCGAACAAGGATCTGCTGGTGCTGTCCGAGTGCGTAGATAGCCGCTCGGGCAAGCGCTTCCAAAAGGGCCAGTTTTTTGACCCGCCACCCACCGGTGAGCAGGCCGCGCGACTCGTCGCCGCCAAATGCCTACCTGCAGGCGCGATCAAGATCGGCGAAGCCGAAGACGAGAAGCTCGCCAAGAAGGCTGAAGCCGAAGCTCGTGCCGCTCAGAAGATCGCCGAACGCCAGGCGGCAATTGCGGCAGCAGTCGATGAGGACGCCCGCGCCAACGTGGCGCTGGACGACGCTCGTGCGAACCTGGCGGCGGCTACAACTGACGCCGACAAGGCGAAAGCAGCCGAGACTGTGCAGTCAGCGGAAGCAGCCGCTGAGAAGGCTGCTGCCGACCTCGCAAAGGCGCAGAAGTAAGAGAGATCGGCGGGAGGATCTGAATGGTTACGCGTGTCATCGTCCCGCCGGCTGCCCTGATAACCCCGGCCGATGTGCCGGGAAGCCATGCCGGCAATGATCCTCGGGTCGCGCGCCTGATTGCCGCTGCCCAGGAAGAGATCGACGGTCCCGAGGGCTGGCTCGGCCGTGCTATTGGTCCGCAAACGCTGGAAACCACGGCCGTCGGCTTCGGTTGGGCGGCAATGTCGTTGCCGTGCCCACCGCTGATCGAGGTTCTCTCGGTTAAGTATCTCGACACTGCCGGTGTTGAGCAGACAGCGCCGGACACGCTCTACGAGCACCGGGATGACCAGCTCTGGCTTCGGCACGGGCAGAAATGGCCGCACGGGCTCTACCGTGAGGGAGCGGTGCGGATCCGCTATCGCGCCGGCTATGACGGTGCCGCTGTTGATCAAGGGGGCACCGGTCCGGTGCCTGAGCGTGTCAAGGAAGCCATCATTCTCTCGGTGGTGCATGCGCTTTCGATCGGGGTCGAGAACCTGTTCCTGCGTTCCGAAGAGGTCGAGGGTGTCGGGACCATGCAATACACAGTCTCCACCGTGGCGTCTGACCTGATCAACGCCGCGATCGAGCGGCGGCTCTCCGGCCTTCGGATCTACTCATGACCCCGGTACAAGCCATTGCCATGCTGGACCGGCAGATTGCTCGGCACGGGCAAACGGTGAAGCTCGTGCGCCTGGTGCCTAACCAGCCTGCCGTGGAGGCTACTGTTCGGGCCTTCGTGCGCGGCTACAAGCCTGAGGAGCTGGCGAATGGAGTGCAGCAGGGCGATAGCCTCGTGACGCTGTCGCCGACGCAGCTCAAGGGCACGCCGTTTGAGGCCGACCTGCCGGTCACCAACAACAAGATCGAGGTGAGCGGGCGCCGGCGGAACGTTCAGTTCGCCGATCCAGTCGAAATGTTGAACGTCCTGGTGCGGCTCAATCTGCAGGTGCGTGGCTGATGGGTATCTCTTCCCGGATCGAGACGCTCGACCGCGACATTGCCTTCATCCTCTCCGAGGACCTTTCGCCCGAGGCGCAGAGCCACGCCCTGGCGCGTTTCGCCCGGCGGGAGATCCATGCCGCGCAAGACCAGAACGCGGCGGCCATGGGCCTGCGGCCGGACTATGAAGTGACCGTCGACGGCAGACGCCATGCGCCGATTGAGGATGTGCGACCCGATGGAACAGTGGTTGCCGAGTTCGACCTGCTGCTCGACCTCTTCACCTGGATCGGTGCGCAGCTGGTGATCAACTCGCCGCGACTCTCCGGACGGTATGCGGAAAGCCACGTGTTCTTCGTTGATGGCAATGAGACCCAACTCTCGGGCATCGTGCCGGCGGGCAGCGAATATGCTTTCGTCAATGTGCAGCCTTATGCGCGCAAGATCGAGCGCGGGCTTTCCAGCCAGGCGCCCGACGGTGTCTACCAGGCGGTAGCAGCTGTTGCGGCTCGCCGGTTTGGCAATGTGGCCCGGATCCGCTTCAGCTATCGCAGCTTGACCGGCGGCAAGGCCGATCGGGCGCCGGCAATCGTCATCACACTGGGGCGCTGATCGATGGCAAAACTGGCAGTGGTCACCGCGGTGCAGGAGCGCCTCGAGCAGAACTGGACCCATTGCCCGGTGTTCGATGGCAATAGTTCGGGCTCGACGCCTGCTAATGGATCGCCGTTCCTGCAGGTGCAGTTTCCCTATGCCACGGGCGATCGGATCACCTTCGGTGCGCCAGGGAACAATACGCATCGCGAGGAGGGCGCTTTCCGTCTCCTCGTCAATGTCGAGCGCGGCACCGGGGAGGACCAGGGGCGCCAATGGGCCGACGAGCTCGAGGCGCTTTTCCTGCAGAAGCACTTCGGCGGCGTGCAGACCTTTACGCCGTCGTCGGCCAGCTCGGACGATAGCAACGAGAACGGCCAGTACTACACCCTTGCCGTAGCGGTGCCCTACCGCTTCGACTTCCTCGGCTGATCGCAGCCAAGCCTCTTAACTCAGGAGATCTGACATGGCCTTTGCTTCTGGCAGCGGCGTGCGTGTTGCCGCGGTTGCGGAGACGACGTTCGGCGTGACGCCCGCCACCCCTTCCTTCGATACGCTGCGCGTCACCAGTGGTGGCCTGCGGACGCAGAAGGCGACCGGCACCAGCAACGAGCGCCAGCCCGACCGCAATGTGCGCGACGAATATGAGCTCGGCCAGGACGTGGTCGGTAGTTATGACTTCGAGCTGAGCTATGGCAGCTTCGACGCTATCCTGGCAGCCGTGCTCGGCAGCGACTGGGCGACCAACGTGCTCAAAAACGGTCTGACCCCGAAGTACTTCACCTTCGAGGAGACCTATGAGCTGGGCGCCACGGACACGTTCCGCCGTTTCGACGGCTGCCGGGTGAACACTTTCTCGCTTAATATCGGTGCTCGGGCGGCGATCACTGGGTCAATGTCAATCATGGGCCGCGCTGAAACGCTGGCCGAAGCGATCCTCACTGGCGCGACCTACGCCGATCCGTTGGACACCCCGGTATCTACAGCGTCGGCCAATGTGGCGTCGCTGACCGTCTCGGGGGTGGATCCGGCGCCAAAGGTGCGGAGCCTCTCGATGGAGATCAACAACGGGGTGCGCACGCGGCCGGTGGTTGGCTCAAAGTTCTCCGAGGAGTTCGGCGAGGGCCGGTTCAACCTCACCGGCAACCTGGAAGCGTATTTCCAGAACAAGGCGCTCTATGAGCGGGTGCTGTCGCATGGCAACGGCGCGGTCTCGTTCGTGGTCGGCAATGCCGCCAACGAGAAGTACCGGATCACCATCCCCAACATGAAGTTCGGCGACGGCAACATCACGGCCGGCGGCAATGATGACGACGTGATGGCGGTGATCCCCTATCGCGGCCTCCTCGACGCCACCGAGGACTGCACCCTCAAGATCGAACGCGCGGTGGCTTGATCCATGAAGGAGAGCGTCGAAATCACCAAGGGGTTCACCGGCTACCCCAACGGCAAGAACAAGCGCCACTTTGCAAAGGGCGAGAGCCCTGAGCTTTCCAACGACTATGCCGATCTTCTCGTGGAGAAGGGGCTCGGACGCGAAGTGCCGCCCCCAACCAGGACCGGCACTCCAGCCAAAGAAAAGGACTAACGACCCATGAAAATGAGCAGCTTCAAGTCTGACATGACGAAGGTCGAAGGTGGCGTCTGGATTGGCGACATCCCGGACATGGGCGATCTTCGCCTCAAGGTGCGGCCGATCGGCAATCCAGACTATCTACGGGTGCTGAGCCAACTTACGGACACGGCGCCGCGTCACACCAAACGTGGGGGGCGCATTATCGACCACGCCGTCAAGGCCAGCATAGCTGCCCGGACGCTAGCCGACACTGTCCTGCTCGACTGGGAGGGGTTGGAGGATGACGATGGCAAGCCGCTCCCGTACAGTGCCGAGATCGCCAAGAAGATGCTGCTGGATCCAGAGTATGTGGCCTTCCGCAACGCGGTCAGCTGGGCGGGATCGGTGGCCGAGGAAGAAACCACCGGCGTCCAAGAGGACAAGGCAAAAAACTAGCCGCGTCGCTCCAGTGGCAGCTGGACTGGGGCGACAAACTCAGCTGGCTGCTCGATGTCGCCAAAGAGGACGGCGTCGAGCCCAAGGCGCTGCAGGATCGCCCAGAGCTCCCGGCAGACCTGCGCTTCGTGTGGGAGGCGTGGTGGACGCTCAGCGCTGATCGGCCCATTGGCTTCGGTGGTGCCGGACCGATCCCGTTCCAGGCGATCGACCGCTACGCAGACCGCTTCGGGATCAGTGACCCCGACGAATTCAACAGCTTCGTCGCTTTGATCGCGGCGATGGACGATGTGCTGTTTGCCGCGCAGCGCAAGAAGCAAAAGCCCGAGCCCAAGACCGGAGATCGCTGATGCAGGCCAATGTCATTCGCAACCTGACCGTGCGCGGCCAGTCGCAAGGCATGGAAAAGGTCGAGAGCGACCTCAACAAGGTCAGCGCTGCACAGGAGAAGGTGAGCCAGACCGGGGAGGGAATGGCCAAGACGACGGAGGCCTCGGCCCGCCGTCAGCTCTCATCAGCCAAAAACTTCGACCGACTGATCGAGCGGAGCGACCGCATGGTGTATCTGCAGCGGCAGCTGGAGCGCGAACTGATGGTGGTGAACCGCGCTTTCGAGAGCGGCCACATCACGGTCGAGCGCCGTGCTGAGGCGCTCGCCCTGGTGCAGGGCAAGCATGAACGCTTGGTGGCGGCCGAGACGCGAACGCGAGCGCAGCTGGGGGGCACGACCTCGGCCATGAACGAGCAGACGGCGGCAGCGCACCGCCTCGCGGCTGCCAACGATAATCTCGCTGCATCGAGCAATGCCATGCGCGGCAACTCCGCGAACATTGCCGCGCAGTTTCAGGACGTGGGCGTAACGGCCGCGATGGGGATGAACCCCATAATGATTGCGCTGCAGCAGGGCACGCAGCTCAGCGCCGTGCTGAACAGCATGGAGAACCCGATCCGTGGCCTGGGAACGGCCCTGGTATCGATCCTCAACCCCGTCTCGCTGGCGACGATCGGATTTGTGGCGCTCACCGCGACGGCCATCCAGTTTTTCACCTCGGCCAATGACAATGCCAAGGACGCGACCACTTCCCTGGAGAAGCACCGTGAGTGGCTCGACAAGATATTGGAGGGCTATGACCGGGCACAGGGCGCCGCAGCTGACTATCGCGAGGAAGCTGGCAAACTGCCAGAGGCCTCTGTGGCCTCGGACATCGAGAGTGACCGCGTCAAGAAGCTAGAGGAGTTCAACCGACGTCTCGAAGCGCTTGCGGCCAGGCGGACTGAGGTAGAGAGCGACATTGCCACCATGACGGCTGCCGGAGGTGATCCGGCCATGATCTCCGGGCTGCAGCAAATCATTGCAGTTATCGACAAGGCGGGGCTGACCGCGTCCTCGTCTGCTGATGAGTTCGCTGCACTAGACACCGCGCTGACACTATTCAAAAACAGCGGCGCTGATGACAATGTCGTCTACATCGCGGAGGCCTTTCTCGCACTTTTGCGGAATGCTTCAGATGCGCGAGTTCAAGTGGGTGAGTTGGACACCTCGCTTCGTAACCTTCCCACGAACGTCGAGACCATCATCTCGGTGAAAATGGAGGCGTACAATGAGGCGCAAGGCGATCTGCTCGAGCTCATGCCCGACTTCCGCGACCGCTACACTCGTATGCGCGACCAGGCGGAAGAGCGCTACCAGCGGATGCTCAAGAACTCGCCCGACGACATTTTGCGCCGGCAGGCGGATCAGGATCTGCAGACGGTGCTGGGCGGAATTGACCGCCTCGAGGTCGAGGAGAATGCTCGTCGGGCCTCGCGTGGGGGCGGCGAAGCCTCCCCAGCCGAACGCTGGCAGGAATCCGCCGCAAACTTCCAGCAGAGGATCGAGCAGCAGCGCATGGAGACTGGCCTTGTGGGTCAGTCGACTATGGAGATCGAGCGGCAGCGGGCGGCTTTCGAGTTGCTCAATCAGGCGCGGCAGGCTGGCATTCCGATCACCGCGACACTGCGGGAGCAGGTCGACGGGATGGCACAGAACTATGCCGCCGCGACCGTCGAAATGGAGCGTATGACCGAGCGGCAGCAACAGATTGATCAGATCAACAGCGCGCTCGCCAGCAGCTTCAGCAACCTCTTCATGGGCATTCTCGATGGTTCGCAGTCCGCCGAGGACGGCATCAAGAACCTGCTGCGGTCGCTCACCTCGATGGCGATGAATTCCGCCTTCCAGCAGATTATGTCTGGAGGTGAGGGCGGCGGCGGCGGGATCGGTGGCTGGATCACCTCTCTATTCCAGCCGCGGGCGAATGCCAGGGGCGGGCTCTATGACAGCCCTTCGCTGTCGGCCTGGTCCAACCAGATGGTCGATCGGCCGACGCTCTTCACCTTTGCCAATGGTGGGATGTTCGGGCTGATGGGCGAGGCTGGTACTGAAGCCATCATGCCAGTGGGGCGGGATCGGCAAGGGCGGCTTGGCGTGCATGTGGCCGGGGAAAGCCACTCGGCACCGGTGATCAACTTCAATCTCACGAATGCAAGTGGCCAACCCATGAAGGCCGAAAGCGTGAGGCAATCCCGAGGCCCTGGCGGCGAGATCAATTTGGATGCTGTCGTCGTGAGCATTGTCAACACTGCGGCGCATGAAAACCGCTTGACTGGAATTGCGCAGGTCTATGGTCTGCAGCGCAAACCACAATCTTGAGGAGGCTCAGTATGTTTGATTTTTCCGACCGACGTCTGGTGTCAGTGACCTTGGACACGCTCTATTTCCGAAAGACCAGCACGGGGCATCGTGTGTCGGGCGATGTTGAATTCAAGCTGTCGGGCCCGGAAACTCGGCCACTTATCGGGCCGTCAGTTCGGGTGGGGGTTGGCTTTGAGGTCGATGGACAGAAGGGGCTTGAGGCCACACACGAGGAGCTCGTCCGCGCAGCTTGGGCTGTGCTCGAGGTTCTCCAAAAAGAGGACGTGGAGGAATCGGTCAAGCTGTCGCGGGCAGCCTCTGAGTATGACGTCTAGTGGAGGCCTGGCCCGCCTCGGTGCCCTTTGCGGCTGAAGACGACAGCGTCAAAGGTACACCCTTCCGCGCGCCGCTCGCCACCGAGTTTGAAGGTGGCAACCAGCGGCGGCGCCGCTCGACCACCAAGAACATCGCCACGCTCGAGTTCGCCATCAGCATGAGCAATGCGCAGTTCGGTACTTTCAAGATCTGGGTGCGCGATACGCTTGTCGACGGAACACTGCCCTTCACCATGCAGATCTGGACCGGTGAGGCCTATGCGGCACGCACCTGCTCCTTCGCTGGGCGCGATCCCTACCAGTTCGGTCCGGACGGCTTCGGGCGGCAGCTGGTGACCCTCACTCTCGACGTCGAGGATTATTGATGCCGAATTGGTCAGCTGCCCTTGCTGAAGCCTATGCCGTGGCGCCGGCCGACGATTATGTGGTGCACACGCTTGAACTGATCCATCCCGCCTTTGTGGGCGGTGCCGGTAACGCCGACAGCATTCGGGTGGCGCTCGACGATCGGGCCTGGGATCTCCGCTATGAGCCGGCCGCGCCGCTGTTCGGTGGTCAGGTGAAAACCTTCGAGCCGCTTGCCATGCAGGTGAGCCTGCCGGAGCAGTCCGAGACTTCGTTCGGATCGCTCAAGATCGCGCTCGACAACGTGCCGCGCACGATTTGGCCCAAGCTGCAGTCGGCGGCCCGGGTTCGCGCCTCGGCGCAGGTGATCTATCGCGAGTGGGTGGCCGTCCGAAACGTCTCGACGGGCGTTTATACGCCTAGCGAGGCGCCGGACATGATCATTGATCAGCTGACCATGCGGGTGGTGAACGCCACCCTAATGCGGCTTGAGGGCAATGCCACCTTCGTGGATCTGCTCAACAAGGGCTTTCCGCGCCGGACATTCGACGCCCAGAGCTTCCCCGGTCTGTTCGGAGGGGCGTGATGCGCACCGAGATCATAAACCGGCTGATCGGCACGCCTTACCATCTGGGCGGGCGACGCGCTGGCACGCTCGATTGCTACGGCACAGCCAGGGTTCTGCAGCGGGATCTGTTCGGCCGCACCATGCCTGACTTCGCCATTCCCGGCGAGGCCGGCCGCAGCGCCATTGCTGCTGCGATTGCAGCGCATCCGGAACGGCAGCGCTGGGCCGAAGTCCCGGCGCCGGTCGACGGCGCCCTGGTGACCATGGCCCGCAACACCGTCGGGTACCATATCGGCACCTGGCTGGAAGAGGATGGCGGGATCATCATCCACGCCATCGAAGATTGCGGCGTTGTCGCCGACACGTTGCCGAGCCTCGAGGCGGTCGGCTGGCGCAAGTTCCGGTTCCACGTACCGGCTTAAGAGATCAGGTCAGACATGAACTTTTACGACCCCAACATGGCTGCGGGCGGCAAAGCCGTGCTGCTCACCGGCCCGTTCGGTGCCGCCGAGCGCACGATCGCGCTCGATCGGCCGATGGCGGTTGCCGAGATCATTGCGGCGCATGACCTGCAGTTCACCTGTCCGACAATTGCCGTGCTCGACGGCGAGCCGATCCTGCGCGGCGTGTGGGCGGTTCGGGTGATTGGACCGGGTGAGGTCATCGCGTTCGTCGCCGTGCCGCGTGGCGGGGGTGGTGAAGGTGGCGGCAGCGGCAAGCAAATTGTCGGGCTCATCGCTGCCCTGGCCCTGTCGATCGCCGCGCCCATGGCCGGCGCCGCCATCTTCGGTGCCGGCACACTGGGGGCATCGCTGGTTTCTGGTGCGCTGCTCGTCGGCGGCTCGCTCCTGCTCAATGCGTTGATGCCGACGCCGGCGCCGCAGGAAACTGGCGCTGCGGCCGAGGCCATCTATTCGGTGACGGCTGCCTCCAACCAGGCCACGCCCTTGGAGCCGCTGCCGGTGCTCTATGGGCGTCTGCGCTTTGCACCACGCCATGCCAGCCGGCCCTATTCCGAATATGAGGGGAACGATCAGTACCTCTACCAGCTGTTCCACGTCACTGCCGGCAAGGCTGACCTTGAGCGTATCGAGATCGGCGAGACGGAAGCCTGGAGTGCGGCCGGCGGCTATAGCGCCAGCTTCTCCGACCTGCAGTTCGAGATCATCCAGCCCGGGCAGCAGATCACGCTGTTTCCGGCCAATGTGGTGACCTCGGGCGAGGTCTCCGGGCAGACGGTGCCGGATCCTGCAGCGGTGTTGGGACCGTTCGTGGTGAACGCCGCCGGCACGACCGTTGACCGCCTGGCTGTCGATTTCGCGTTCCCTGGCGGGCTGTGGACGGCCGACGGGCGGGCCGTCTCCACCAACTCGATTGCGCTGCGGGCGCAGTATCAGCAGCTCGACAATGCCGGCGCACCGATCGGCGGTTGGATGAACCTCTTTGCCGAGACGGTGAGCGCCGCCACACGTACGCCGCAGCGCATGAGCCGGGCCGTGAATGTCGCGCCGGCGCGCTACCAGGTGCGGTTCCTCGCCGATGAGCCGTTCGACAGTGACGACGCCGAAGCAGTGAACCGCGTTGTCTGGACCGGCCTGCGGGGGTACCTGACCGATTTTGTGACGCCGGCGAATTGCACGTTGCTGGCGATGAAGGTGCGCGCCAACGAGCAGCTGAGCCAGTTCTCGTCGAACCAGATCCGCGTCACGGCGGGACGGTATTTGCCCGTGTGGGATGGTGCGAACTGGGTCGAGCAGAAGACGCGCTCGATTGCCTGGGCTGCGGCAGATCTACTGATGAACTCGGATTACTCGATCGGGCTCACCACCAGCCGGTTCGATCTGGCGCAGCTCGCCGCTCTTGCGGCAACCTGGACGGCTCGCGGCGACAGCTTCAACGCCATCTTCGACCGGTCCTGGACAGTGCAGGAGGCGCTACGGGCGGTGCTGCGCGCCGGGCGGACACAGGCGGTGCGGATGGGCGGGCGCATCGGGTTCGTGCGGCTTGAGCCCAAGCAAATCCGGCGGGCGGTGTTCTCGCCGCGAAACGTGGTGCGGGGTAGCTTCAGCCACAAGCTGGTGCTGTTCGACGAGGAGAAACCGGACAGCGTCACCGGCAGCTTTATCGACGAGGCGATCTGGCAGAAGCGGGAGGTGAGGGCCTCGCTGGCATCGGTTGGCTCCGATCTGCCGCAGAAGATCGAATGGTTCGGCATCACCAATCATGCACAGGCCTGGCGGGAGAGCATCACCGAGGCGGCAGTCAATGCCTACAACCGGGAGTTCGTGAGCTTCACCGCCGACTGGGAGGGCAAGCTCCTCGTCCGTGGGGAACCGGTCCTGGTGCAGCATCCCTTCATCGAAGGCGTCGAGACTGTCGCGCTCGCCGATCGGGCAGGCGACGAGCTGACGATCGACCGGGCGCCCGAGGTCGACATCACTGGGGACGTCTATCTCATCATCCGGGGCAAGAATGGGCAGGAGTGGGGGCCATGCCTGGTGACGAGTGTCGCCGGCAGGGTTTTCACGCTGGATGCTGCTGACCGCGCTCTTGTGGAGTCCTCTATGGGCTCGCTGACCGGGATCCTGCCAGATGAACGGTCAGAGCCTGCGCAAGTGCTGATCTGTGCCGGCGAGACGCGGCCGTTCAACGGGTTAGTGGCGTCGGCGGTGCCGAACAGTGCCGGCCGGGTGGATGTGATCGCCGTCATCGACTCCCCGGAGGTCTATCTTGCAGACGGTACGGAGATCATGCCGTCGCCCTGGACGCCGCCGGTGCTGCCGCCGCAGAACCCTGCGCGCCCGCTGCTACTCGGTCTCTATGCCGAATTGCGTCCTGGAATCGCTCAGCTTGAGCTCGACGCCATGTGGCAGCCGTCGGCTGGTGCAATTGGCGGTTATGTGGCTGAGGTCAGTTATGACGACGATAGCTTGCCCGAAGCGCAAAAGACCTGGACGCCGGTTTATAGCGGAATGGCCAACCGGTTCACTTTCCCGGTGTTGCCGCAGAAGCTGGTGCTTCGGGTGGCAGCGATTGGCGTGCTGCAGGGGTCCTGGGCCAAGCGCGTGTTCACGCTTGGAGATGTGCCAGCGGTTATCGTGGGGCCTTTTGGCCCAGATGACCTCACGGCGGAGTTTAAAGAACAGTACGACACCGTGCAGCAGTTCTTCGATGAAGAACTGCCCCTCGTCGTTGATGAGCTGGAGAACATTGGCAACGACTTGGAGGCGCTCGCTGGGGCTCCAAACTTCGTCTACGGCCCCGCCTATGCTATAAACGATCTCGTCCGCTACTCCGGCGTGATCTACCGAGCCACTGCCGCCAACACCAACCAGATGCCAACAAACCCGGCGTTTTGGGTGAAGGTTGGTGACTACACTTCCGTTGCAGATGCAGTCGTTGGCTTTACCGCCCGTTTCGAGCAGGTGGAGAGCAAGACCGATCTCAATGGCGCCAACATCGTCCAGACGACGCGGGACACCAGGCGCATTCAAAATGCGCTGTTGGCTGCTGCCATACATAACGCCGAACAGGCTATGCAGCAGGTGCTGGAGAACGCCGACCAGCTTGCTGTCAGCGCCAGTGTATCGGAGACGTCGAAGACCGAAGTTTCGCGCGTTGAAGGCGAGCTGACCACGAAAACCACGGCTCTCGGTCAGCGGATCAACGTCGTTCAGGCCGAGATTGAGACCAACATCGCCGAGCGTATTCAGGCGACCGAGACGCGCGTGGAGCAGGTTGACCATCGGGTCGACCAGACCAACGAAGGTCTTGCAGGAACTAATAAGAGCCTCGCAGGGACCAACCAGACTTTGGCTGGAGTGTCCCAGACCGTTGCGGCTCACGCGACCTCAATTGATCAGATGCGCGCGGTGATCGGCAACAGTTCGGCCGAAGTCCTTTTGAAGGGAGAGGTTGTTGCGGCGCCCGACGGTTTTACCGCCCGTTGGGCGTGCCGACTGCAGACCACCAACGACGGCGGAGTGGTGGGCACGGCGGTGATCTTCGTGGACATCCGCGCTGACGGCACCAGTCGCATTGGCCTTGCCGCCGACAACACCGTCTTCTTCCTGGCTGACGGCACGCCGATCGCGCTGTTCGATGAGAACGGCATTCAGCGGTCAGTCAATGGCAAGGTTCTCATCAACTGGCTCACCGGCCTGATAAGGGTGTCCACGTGATGGCGGATGTTTTCATGAACGATCCGGCCACGGGCCAGTGGGCACTGTTCACCGAGCCGAACGGGTCGGGCCTGATGGAGGAAGCGGACGCCCCTCGCAATGCGCCGCTCAACAACCCTAATGGCAACCTGCAGCACCTGTTCTACCACTCAGACTATGATCCGATGGAAGTGGCGATTGGTCCCCTGCCTATCAGCATCGATCATCCTGAGATAGCGGCCGGCACGGGACCAGGTGGCGCGGCAACGGTCAATGCTGGACAGGTCTATGGAAATCACGCCGTTGACCATGTGCTACTCAATCATGGTCTGGGTATTGTGCCAGACTTCATGCTGCTCTTGGGTTCGCACGTCATCCATCCCGGCTTCCCGGTGCAGTATGACAGTGCCGATGGTCGTGCCCGCTGCGTCACCGCCTTTGCCACAAACTCCCAGATCTTCCTGCGGGAGTTTGGCGTCCAGACCTCAAACGCCATGCCCGCCCTGACGGTCAGTTACACGATACTCGTTCTGCGTCAGCCGCCCCCCGCTAGTGGCGATGTTTTGTTCGAGTTCGAGCCCGATACTGGGGTGGTCAGAATGGCGCGAGAGAAGTTTCGCTCCGATCGGCGTTACCTGCAAATCGTGGCTGGCGGCTCACCATTCGGCTTGCCGACTGGCCGGACGCTTGATCTCGACAATGGCACCTTCTGTTCGGTATCGCCGGATGGGTCGGTGCGGAGCCCTGTGCCAGCGGCTTTGCGGGTATCATTCGGCTTCGGTCCTGCTGAGTTTGGACCGGATGGTAACTACAAGGGCACCTTCATCGGCGAGCCCGCTGTCCTGGTCCAGGCGCCATGAGCGGGTTCGAAGTGTCCAATGGGCGCTTGGTCTTCACCTATGGCGATCGGCAGGTGGCAACGACAGGCGGGACGCTGCTGCAGTTCCTGACCGAGGAGCAGGAGTTCACCGCCAGCGTCAGCTTCCCCAATGCTTCACTGGGGGAAATATATGCATGGTCCTACCAAGCCGCCTACCAGACGGGGCCGTATTACCAAATCGGCATCACTGCGCAGTCCGTCTGTGGCGCCTATTCGCAGGAATGGGACCACACCCAGGTACTCGGTGCAGCTCCGGCGGGCGCGGACTTTTTCGTTGGCAGAGCGGTTCTCAGTCGGACCGCAAGCCCAACTCAGACGTGGATAGGACAGACTATCTTCCCCGTTGTGCCTGAAGGTGTGGGAATACCCGTCGGCACCAATGGATCGATGCTGGTCGAAGCTGCGCTTGGCCTGAGCCGGGCGCTAACCATCGATGTCGAGGGTAGTAACCTCGTTGCCATCCTGCAGCATTCGGTGGGGCCAGTAGCAGGAAACTTTAGGCAGTGGGGTATCATGCCCCCGTCCTACCCCGGCTCTCCAGGTACAAACAACGGTGGAGAAAACACCGGGACGCCGGCCCTCCCGGTCTATTGGCGGGACGACTCCCCGTACCGAAAAACGGGTGTCTGGCAGACAGACTCCACGCTCCGGGCGAATGCCACCTTGGTCGCCGCCGGCCGGACGCGCCAAGGCGGCTCAGAGGCAGCTTCCTACCCCGGATCGCCTGACTATTCCTCGACCTATGCGCTGACCGTCCGTGGACGGTTCGGTCGTCGCAGCTAAAGGAGCATCCATGTCCCTCTCAACTCAGATCGATCCATATTACCGCGCTGGAACAGCAACCTTCGACGGATCGGCTACGGTGACGGGCCAGGGCACCGCATGGCTGGCCAACGTCATGCCCGGCGACCAGATCTTCAACTACGTGGGTCAAATGGCCGTGGTCGCTTCCGTGAACTCGGACACCTCGATCACTCTGACTGAGCCCTTCGCTGGCACTCACCAGGGTCCCTACAAATACACCGTCTATCGTGTGCCGGACTCTGCGCGAGTTGATAGTTACCTCACCCGCATGGTCAACCTGCTGACGGGCGGGAACCTGACCTCTCTGGGAAATCTGAACGGTGCCGGCGGCGATAAGATGCCGTACTTCAATGGCGCCGGCTCGATGGCGCTCACGGACCTTCCCCTATCGGCACGCGAACTGCTGCGGGGTTTGGGGCGCCTCGGTATTGTTGCCAAAAACATCACCGACTGGCACGCCGTTACGGAGAACGGCTGGTACATCGGAGACAACGCCGCCAATGCACCTGCTCCCGGCTGGTTCACGGCACTGGTGACGGTCAACTCGCCAGACTTCATTGTCATCGAAGGTTCGGACTTCGTGACAGCAGGCCCCGGCGACACGAAATCCTATCGCAAACATAAGCGGGACAAGATTTGGGGTGAATGGGATCGGGTCTATAAGACGGCCACTGAACTAGATGCCCGCTACGTCAATCAAGCTGGCGACACAATGTCGGGCGGGTTAGGGCTCGGCGGCTCCCTGATCCTTGGTGCTGGCGGCAGCTACGTTTCGGGAGTCATATACGCCGACGCCACCTGGGGCATGATCTTCCGGGCGCTCTATCAGAACCCCACTGGCGCACACTTCAGCTGGCGTACCGGCTTCGACATCGAGCTGCTAAACGCGGCGCTCGATGGTCAATTCTGGAGCGTTATACCGGGCTTCAATGGGCTGTTCCTCGACATCCCCTGCCGCGCCTGGGGCAACTATAACCCCTCTAACGGTCTACTGAGGGCATCACGAGGCATATCATCCATCGTCTATCAGGCTGTTGGCCGCTACCGGGTCAACTTCTCCACGGCAATGCCGGACGCGAACTACAGCGTCACGACCACGAACGATCTTCAGAAGGGTGGGGCATACGGTTACGACACCGCAGGGTTCTACCTGTGGACCGACGACAACGGCCCCACGACGCTATCCTTTGCAGTACACAGGTGAACCATGCAGGCCATAGTCTATCAGCACTCTGAGGGCGGCGTTCACGTGCTGACCCCGGCACCGGAGTTCTCAATTCTTGAGGCAGGGCGCAAGGATGTTCCCGAGGGGGCACCCTTCATCATCGTGGACGCCGACGAGCTACCTGATCGCGCATTGATCAGCGCTTGGGAGGTCGATTTCAGCGAGCCGGACGGTCACGGCATCGGCCCGGAGGCATGGTTTTCTGAACAGAGGCAGCAGAAGGACGCGGCAGAGGCGAAAGAGAGAAAGCGGCTGGCAGAGGCGGCGACCGAGGCAGAGCATGAGGCTGAGGCCGCGACCAAGGCTGAAGAGGTGCAGCAATGAGCAAGATCAGGATCAATCCCGCTAAGGCACGAGCGATCCGTTCGGTTGACGTAAAGCGCGAGTGTGAGCGGCGAATCCTAGACGTCATGCCGATCCATAAGCAAAACACTACGCAGGCTGCTGCTCTGGACGCCATGATGAAGCATGGCACCGACCCCGCAAAGTGGCCAAAGAAGCTCCAGGAGCGGCAGAACTCAGCAATGGCTGCTTGGACTGAGATAAACCGCCTTCGTGAGCGGTCGAACGAGATTGAGGCCATGGAGCCTATCCCTGCCGATCTGAGCGACGACGCGCTCTGGGCGAGCGCAACCACCGCGGGAGAACTTTAGTGCAGAGTGTTAACGTGCCTGACTGGCTGGAACGCGCAGTTAACAATGAGGGCGGCCCGGTTTTATGCGACCGCGAGGTATTCTGCGCCCCGGACGGTACATGGGCAGTTTGGCTCTGGCCGGAACATCTCTCGCCTGTGTTGGGGCTTCAGACTGAAGAAGTAGCAAACTGCGTCAAGCAATCACTGCACGACGCCTACGCCCTTGGTGGAAAGAGCGACTACTTCTACGACTAGGAGCGAGCGGTGGAAGCCCTACGCTCGGCTAAGAACGCAATCTCGTCCGCTTTGAGATCATCGATCGTTAGGTCTGAGCGACGACGCGCTCTGGCAGTTTGCTGTAGGATGAGGCCAAAGATGCAACGAATTGACCTACTCGATCCTCTCGTCACCCCCGAGGAATTGCGTGATGCCTTCATCTACGCTGATGTAGACGAGGTCCTGACACCAGCGAGCTGGCAAATGGTTCACGAAGCGTGGGAGATGCTCAGCCAAACAGAATTGCTTTGGGAGCAAAGTGGCAGTGCTCGCGATGTTCAGCAGCTGCTAGCACTCGCCTTCGTGGCTATGTGTCGATCTTGCCGGAGAAACCCGCCGCAGTTGCTAACATCAACTGAGCCACAGCATTCTCCAACTTCGCATATTCCGCTTTAAGATCATCGATCGTTAGATTCGTGCTTGTCGCTTTGCGGACGCCAACGAAACTGTCGAGCAGGGAGAGCTGATCTCCATTGCTGGCATAAAGGCCATGGGCAAGTCTGTTCCGGAAGCCCGCACATCCTGCGATAGTCTTTATCGCCGGCAGAGCCCCATAGATCCAGTTGGCGGTTCCCTCTCTTGAAGCCAAGAAATCCCGCACGACCGCAATTCTGGTGCTGGTATTCGCAATGGGGCTCAGAAGGGTAATGGCGTCCCGACCGCCATCTCCGCCGAGTGCTCGTTCGAAGGCGGCAACTACAGAAGCTTCTGCGGTGTTGAACAGGGCCAGGTAGCTCGCAATCCACACTGCATGTTCTTGGTGGTGGTGTAGCATTCACTTCTGCCCTCAATTGCTCCAGAGCAGCAAGTCGCACAAACTCTGGAGAGTCAATCAGGGCGCCGCTTTCCGAGCGCTCATCGGCTTTTAAACCGGTCTAGGGCAGCGAACGCACCATATCCGCCCGAACGTCCCCCGGCCCCGCCTTCGAGCGGGGCTTTTGCTTTTCAACATAGGAGAAAGAGATGGCGGCCCTGCTCAAGCGGGGCTCGCGCGGTGCTGCCGTGCGCGCTCTGCAGGAACTGCTCAACCGTGCCGGCGCCTCGCCGGCGCTGCTGGTCGATGGCGACTTTGGCGGTCAAACTGAGACTGCCGTGCGTGCCGCCCAGGACCGCCTCGGCTTGGTGGTCGATGGACTGGCTGGCAAACAGACCGTGACGGCGCTGCACCGGGCGATCGAGCCGGCGAACCCCTCTCGGCCGGAGCCGGACAAATCGGCGATGCAGGAGGGCGTGAGCGGTGCGCCAGCCGATCGAGTGGCGGTTCGGCCGCCGCCAAACGTGGGTGCTCTCAAGCTGCTCGACACGGCCCGGCCGATTTCGGAAATTATCGTCCACTGCGCCGCGACGCCCGAGGGCAAGGACTTCACCGTTGGCGACATCCGCGCCTGGCATAAGCAGCGCGGCTGGAACGATATCGGCTACCACTATGTCGTCTATCGCGACGGGCGGGTGCTGCCTGGCCGCCCTGTCGGCCAGATCGGTTCGCATGTGGCGGGGCACAATACCGGCACAATTGGCATCGCCTATGTCGGCGGGGTGAATACCGATGGCCGCACCGCCAAGGACACCCGCACCGATCGGCAGCGCTCGTCGCTCCTGTGGCTGGTCCGCGAGCTCGCCGCCAAGCACAAGGGTGTCCGCAAGGTCACCGGTCACAACCAGTACGCCGCCAAGGCGTGCCCTTCCTTCGACGTTCGCCTCGATCAGCTCGGCGCCATCGTCTGACACTCTTTCATCACCAGGAGACTACCCATGCGACTGCAGAACCTGCAGGCGGCGCGTCCGCTTGCCCTTTCCATTCCCCGCGGCTGGCTCGTCGTGGGGCTGACAATCCTTGCCTGGCTGGCGCTGCTGACGATCGCCTTTGCCCAGGAACTGGCGGCCCAAACGGCTACCGTTGATTTCGCAGGGCCGCTCTTGGCTTTGGTGCCGCTCGCCGCCGAGATCGTGCTGACGGTCCTCGGTCTCGCTGGTCTCTGGCTCGTGAAGCTGCTGCGGGACAAATGGAAGATCGACCTCGAGGCGCAGTATCGCGCAATTGAGGCCCGGCACCGGGAGGCGCTGCACTCGGCCGTTGCAACGGGTCTCGGATCGGCGGTGACCAAATACGGCACAGGCCTGCAGCTCGATGTCGGTTCGCCGGCGGCCGCGCATGTGATCCAGTCCGTGCTGGATTCGGTGCCTGACGCTGTGAGGACGCTCAAGCCGTCTCACAACTGGATCCTTGAGGCCGCAGCGGCCAAGCGCGCGCAGACCACTTTGGTTCTCAGCGAACCCTCCTCGTCCAATGGGTAGCGCCATTCTTTCCCTGGTGGGTCGGGCATTGCTCGGCCTGCTCAAAGCCATGTTTTCGGACTGGCTGAACCGCGAGAAAGCCCGGGGCGAAGGTCGGGCCGAAGTGCAACGCGAACTGGAGGCGCAGGCCGAGGCACTGCGACAGGACTATGATGAAATCCATGCTGACGATCGCAGCATCACTGATGCTCTTGGTCGGCTGCGCCAGCGTTCGGGCGCCCGTACCGGCGATCGGCGTTTGCCCTAACCTGGCCGCGCCTCCCGGTGCCGCCCTCGATGCGCTCGAGGCGGCGGCGCGTAGCGATCAAGACACCGAAGACTGGGTGATCGACCTCAGCCAGCACTATGACGCGCTCGACCGGTGCGGGGGGCGCCCATGATCTGGATCAAGGTCCGTGAAAAGATGCCGGCCCGTATTCTCGAATGGGTCGCCGGCATCATGATGGTGATCGTAGGGCTCTACCTGGTGATCTGGCCCACGGCGTTCGAAAGGGCAGGGCTGGCAGGTTTCGCCACCATTGCACCGGTGGGCTCCTGGGTGGCTGCGAGCCTGTGCCTGGGCGCGCTGCGGGTTGGTGCGCTTGTCGTCAACGGCCACAAACCGACCTTATCTGCACCTGTGCGATGCTTTGTGGCGATCCTGGGTGCCGGGCTCTTCGGATCAGTCGCCGCCGGCTACTCGCTGGCCACTAACCAGCATGGGCCGCCGCTCGCCATGTTCTTCGCACTGGCCTTCACGTTGAGCGACATCTTCAATGCCGCCCGGAGCGGTCTCGACACTTATCAGGCCTTCGGGAGCGCGCGGCAGTGGAATGGTTTCAAGTTTTAGAGGCACCCACTCAGGTCGCCATCATAGGTGTTATCACCGCTCTCGTTGCTGCGATGGGCGCCGTTGCCGTTGCAGCGATCAATAACAGCCGTAAGGGCGGCGGGCACGGCAAGGCGGAACTCGCCGCCTTGACCCTCGACAGTTCGCCCGTCCAGCAGGTTGCCGCCGCCCTGGAGGCGGTGAATGTCACGCTGATGGAGCAGAACAAGCTCGCTGATGAAGGCGGGCCGGAGCTGGTCCAGGTGCTCAGGGAAGTTGCCAGGGAAATGGAGGAACTGCGGCGCGAGGTGCGTCAGATGACTGATAAGATGTGAGGGCCGCGCTAGGTCACTCCTCCCGGTTATTCGAGGCGATCGTCTCCGGCGCATACCTCGCACTGCTCCGCCTTAGTGAGGGGGGCTGGAATGGCATCGTTGAGCGCATCTAAAATTAAGTCTGGCAATACTACTTCAACATATGTTTGGGCTGCGTTGATCGTCGGCCAGATCGCATCTCCTTTTTCCCCGGCCATCAGAGCACTCCAATGTGTAGGATAGTACCGAGCGAGCATGCCCAGTACGTAAGAGAGCATGTACGTGAGGGAAATTTGCGAGAACCACCCATTGTGCGGACGACCCTGGTATCTAGCAGTTGAGGAAAATGCTGTCTTAACCCAGCCTCGCCTATCTCAAGAACGGTTCTAGTTCCGCTGCTGTCGTAAGGATCGTTCTCAAGTGACAGCCGGTATCCCAATGCTGCATACTCTTTGCAAACCGGATGGTCGGGCACTTCGTGAACCACGATCTTGACCCCCAAACCTGCCTCATAATCGAGACTTTTAATGCGCACCCATCGACGGTAGCCGTTGCTCAGCGTCTGACGAAAGAGGTCTGGAAGTCGGTCGAGTATGTCCTGCAGCGTTGTTTCGTGCCCTATCCTTGGTTCGGAGCCGAAGGGAAAGCACACTTGGTTGTCATATACGCGCAACACCATTTGCTTGCTGGTTGCGCTGAGGAGGTCTGAAAACAGGCCTCCGCAGCTCCGTATGCGGAGCTTCCCGATAGAGGCCAAAGCGACTGATAAATCTCCGGATAGTGTACCGGACCACGCTACTGTTTCGAGGCCATGCCCCTGCTTCAAGCCCTCTTCGCCAGCATCACGGCTGTTCATAAGCGTCAATGCCCTGCACAGTGACGCAACGCCGTAAAAAGCTAGGAGCGGTCGGACCGCCAACGAGGCTGTTGATGCACTACGAAAATACTCGCGAGCTTGGCGAGCAGAGGCGATGATTTCTCTTGACCGCCGGGCACTGAGTTTTCTGCTGTGAATATCCTCAAACCAGTGTACGCCTCCGTTGAAGGCCGCCTTGGCTTAAGCGGTCGGTCTGATAGCTGACTGTCGCTATGGATATCCTTACAGACAGAAGCCGTGTTGAGCGTCTCGAGATTGTAGACACGGGGCGGCGGCGCC